AGAACTATATCTTAATGTTTTTGTTCCTGAATCATATTTAACAGCAAATGTATTAGTTAATTTATTTACTTCAAAGTCAGCAGAATAAACTTTACTTATAGGATTAATACTACCTGTTTGTGGATAAATATTAATTATCTTATTTCCTTTTAAATCTGATGGTAATTGATAATCATAAATACTACTATGAATAGTGTTGGCAATGGTAGCTGTTCTTTTTGTTTCTGCCACATCTAAGTCTAGCAATATTTTACCAGCTGCTCTATTTATAAGTCCATCTACATTTTGTACTCTATTAAGTGAAGTTCCATGAAGTCTAGCTTCTAGGTCAGTTTTTAATTGAGTAATTGTGTAAGCCATATTATTTCTTTTAATTTCTTAAATATTTTATCTTGAAGCTGTAATACAATGTAGTACAGCATCAAGGAAAATATTCAAAACTCTTACCATTTATAACTTTATAGGGAGCCAATGTTTTGTTTTACTGTCACTCTTTTATAAAGTTTTAAGGTTCAAGCAAGTTTTGTCCAGGTATACTCTATGGGAATACCCAGGAATACTGAATAATTCAGAAAGAATTATTTTTTCAATAAACTTTTAGCATAAGATAATACTTTAGGTAATACAATAGCTAAGTTTTCCCATGATGCTTTTACACCAAGTCTAACTGCAGCTAATGCTACACCAACTGTAGCACCTGTACCCCATTCAAAATTACCATCTAAATATTGTGGTATTGCTACTGCAACAAATGTTGCAATAAATGTAATAAACGAACTGTACACATAACGAATAATTGTTTCTTTCATATTTGTTTGGTTAATTATTTTTTCTTTCTAAAACCCATCAATGTTCTTGCTAATGATGCTTGACGTTTTGTTCTTGCACTATACTTTGAACCCTTTTTTAATACTTTACTAGCAAAGGCAGCAGTAGTCATCTTTGCACGCTTAGCTTTTGCTTTAAATGCACCAGGTCTTTTGATTGCTCCTTGAATCCAGTTCTTTTTTGCCATATTTTTTTATTATTTCTTCAGTTATTATACCACATTTTGGTATGTTATGTCTAATTAAACCTTTTATTTATAAGTTTAATTATTTGATTTTAGATCTACTTCACCCTTATAATAAGTTACTCTAATTCTTTTTGCTTTTAGAATTTTTCCACCCTTTAATACTAAAAAGTTTCCAATTCCTATTCGCCATCCAAAATGTTTGATTTCATAAATTAATTGTTTCATAGTTTTTATATTAATACTTAATAAATTCTTTAATTAAATTTCTTTTCTCAGCTTGGTCTTTAGTCCAGTATAACCAAATATCTCCATTGATACCAGTATATACTGTTTGAAAATCCCATTTACCATAAGCTAAGGCATTTATTTCTCTGTTAGTTGGTAATCTTCCTATCTTTGCATATAACCAGGAATTGAATGCTACTTGTTTTTCTACTAAATAAGATTTCCAAGTTCTTTCTTTTCCATATCTTACATCAACTAATATATTCATTTTTTCTATATCTAGACTACACCATAAATCTCTTATTACTTCTGCTAACATATCATAGTATAAATAGAAATCTCCTTTCTTTCCCCATTGTTCTCCCCAACTATTCTTTACTATTAGCCATTGATTAAAATCATCAAAACCTACTATCTCTACTGCATGTCCACTAATATATTTACCTTTCTCTCTTGGTAATATTCCATCTACTACTTGATTAAAGTTTTTATACCATCCCATAGACATTACGACAGATTTATTATGTAGGGCTAATACATCTTTAATAGCTAATATAGAATTTTCAACTCGCCAATAAGATTTAGATTTATGCTTTAAAGCATCTTCATAACATTCTGCTGGTATTGAATTAGTATCAATGTAATCTCTCCAACTCATTTCAAAGTTTGGTTCAGGATATAATTCTTCTTTACAAGCACCGAATTGTTTTACCACCTTAAATGTATTCCTTGTATAAGCACCCCATCTTTTATTATGTTCCCACTGTTTTGTTAAAGCCATAACAAATCTAGCAGATAAAGATATTTCTTCTTGTCTTTCTTTATGATGAGTTTGTGCTTGAGAAGTACAACTACCTCTACCACCTTGATTCTTACTAGGATATTTTTCAGGTATCCTAAACTTCTTTAACTCTACTGTAGTTGAAGGTGTAATTCCTGCTGCTAAATAATCTCTCTTATCTTTCTTATCTTTTTTAGCACCGAATCCATACTTATAATTTAAATTATTATTTTTCATATTTTAATTTTGAAGGAGTGTGGGCTAAATTAATTATCTCGTAATTCTTTAATCCAACCCACACCTTTGAAGGAGTTTTTATTGAAGCCATATTGGAGCCACAATAGATTTCCCACGCTTCTTATCAACAAGGAAAAATGCCTGTTTTGGTTTCTCGTAATCTGCTTTGATTGACAAAGCGAAGGCATTATAGCCAATGAGTGAACCATTACAGATGAAGTTTCCACCATCTTTAAATTGATGAAAATGTCCGAAAACATCTAGATCAACTGTCCGACCTTTATTCCATTGTGCAATCGCTTTATTAACAGGAATAAAGATACCGCCTACACCACCAGCATAACGAATTGCATGTCCATGATGAAGTCGTACTTTATAATCATACACATCAACATAGGTATGATAACCTTCAGCTATAACAAAATTTATACGTTTATTGTTTTTAAAGTGCAAAGCAATATTATTATACATATAAACTTCTAGTGAGTTACCTTGTTCTGTTGCGTGATGAATCCTCTTAGTCATGCGACCATGATTTCCACCATGACAGATAATCGTTAGTTCTATTTTGGAATTATCCAATAAGAAATTAATACCACTTATCAGATAGTTTTGTACTCTCCAGATAGCATCAGCAGGAAGTAAGGTATTGTTTTCTAACAATTCCAAATGAATATGTCCACTAATGAAATCTCCTAAGAGTGCTAAAACTACTTGATTAACTCTACTTTCTTTTTGAGTAATTTCTAAGAGTTTTACAGCATTTGAAAAAAACTTTTTAACTCGTTTATCACATATCTCAAGATTATATTCGTTTAATCCTGATACATCTGAAGGTCTAACAGTTTCCTCAATATGCCAATCACTAGCGATAATAAATGCAGTAGCATCACTGCCTCCATTTTGTCGCTGAGTGAATTTTATCTTCTGTGGAGTTTCTTGAATACGTAGTATTGCTTCTTTTTCAACACGTAATCTATCATTCTCAAGTAATGCTTCTTTGTACTTCTTTTTTGTAATGTTGCCTTCTGTTCTAGCTCTTAACAAATTTCTATCTCCTTCCAGATTTTCTGAAAGATTTTTGTAAAGTTTTAGTTTAGAAGCTTTCTTCTCTATTGCATTAACAGTTCTAAATAACTCTTCAGCTAATTCACTATTAGTAAAAAAGGGATAATTCTTCTTCAGAAAAGCAACATCTTTTTTTGACCATTTTTTGTTTTTCATTTTAATCTCCTTGTGTTAAACACCCATACACCTATATTAACTGCTCCAAGTATAAATATGAACCAGTTCCCATTATTAACAAACAGGTACAAGTTATAGATTCCAACTACTAGATTTAACCATAATACCCATTTGGGTATTCTCTTTACAGTGTTAGTCGCACAAAGATTCCTATTTTCTTTTTTCATCTTTATCTCCTTTGTACTTTTAATGCCCTTATCACCCATTTCCATTGACCATTCCAATAATATTCTACCAAGAAATTAATAATTTCTACTGGTGTCATATTACCAAAATTTTTATGATACAAACTATGACAGTCTTGACAAATTAAAGTAATGTTATCGCCTTCCTTTCCATGCCTACTACTAGGAATGATATGATGACGATTCTTACTGTTGCGTTTAGTTTTCTTTGATTTCTTTGATTTTTTACGTTTCATTTGAACCTCCATTTTTGTTCTTAACATGCATTAAATCTTGTATAGATATATGTGTTCTTACTCTTTTACCGCAAGTAAAACATAACCCATAGCATATTAAGACCATTTTCATGGAATCAAATTTAAAATCTGAAAAGAAAGAAACTCCACCGCAATACTCGCTGCTACATCCAACTCTAAACTTCTTCATTTTATTCTCCTTTATTTTTAATGTACGATTAACTCTCTCCTAACTCGGAGCAATAAAGCTCCGAGCAAACCTATGAATTTCGGTATCACTCCGAATTAGGAAAGAACTATTTTATCATTGTCATTATTACTGCTACTAAATTAGCAATTAAAAGACTGGTAAACCACCCTATCTTACTTGTTACTTTATCTATTGATTTTTGTATGTGTGGTAAATGGTTATCTAAAACAGTATCCATCTGTGCTTCCAGTGTGGACAATCTTTCATGTACTTTTATTTTATCTCCATTTTCCATATTACTTTATTATTTTCCAATTAGGAAATGTTGTACCAGCTTCCAATTCTTCTACCAATTCATCTCTGTCATCATAAATTAAATCGTAATCCTTTTCATCATATTTGAAATCTTGTACAAACTTATTTATTAAATTAATCTTTTTATTTGGATATTTTTTTCTCCATTTCTCTGCTCGTTTAAATATTACTGGATGAGCTTCTACTATTGTATGTTCTTTTACTCCTTGTTCTTGAAATTCAGTAGCTGTAAATCCTAATCCAAATCCTATTTCTAATACTTTTTTTGGTTTATGTTCTTTACATAACTCTCTTACTTGTTTTTTTATTGCATCTTTTTCGTCATAACCCATCACATCTCTGTTGCCTAACATTAGAAAGTATCCTCCCATATTACCTATTTGTTCCTTTCTTACTTTTGCGTTTACAAATTCTTCTCTAGTTATCATCTTAGTTGGTAGAACGACTTACTTCATACCAGACTGATCCAGAAAATACTAAAGTTAATACATCATCAGCACCTAAGGCATAAGTAGTTGCAAGTGTACCTAATCTTATATTTCCAGTTTGATTAAAGGTAACGATAGGGGTACCGCTTCCAATAAGCATTACAAGTTGACCTTCAATTCCATCAAGTAGATTACTTACTGTATAACCTCTACCTGAAGTAGGCATTCTAAAAATATTACCATTAGCAACTGTAGCATTTGCTGCACCATCTGCCCAAGTTATAGTAGGAGTATATAGAATTGCACCAGCACTCATCTTTAAATCTCCAGTTCCTGTACTTTGGGGATTAATAAGTAAATCAGTTCCATCATATTTTATACTTGCATCTTGAGCTGTACCAAATTCTAATCTTGCATTATCAGCTTTTATTTGAATATGAGCAGTAGTTTCTAAATTATTACTTCCTAATTCAACGTTAGCTGTAGCTCCTGTATAAGGAACATAACCTGATAAATCTTGGTCTGGTCTTGGGTTGTTTATTTTACTCATAAATTTATACTTCTGCTACTGTTACATTTTTACCACCACTGGCACATATACCACTAATTGCTCCTGTATATATATCTTCTATATAACTTCCACCATTAGCATTTATTCTTATTCCTTCGTTTATAACTGCTGTTGCAGAAAGATTAAGATAAACATCTTCATCACTATCATTTACAATAACCACAAATCTTCTATCAGAATTAGAAGCGATAACAGTTGTGGGTGTATTACCTACTGTAACTTTTGTATTTGAACTTGCAGAACTTTCTTTAGCATTCTTTATTTTTTGTGTCCCCATGCTATCATCATTGGCTTGAACGAATAAAGCATTTTTAGTTCCATCACTTTCAATATCTGCTCTGGTATCACTATCACCATCTTTAAGTTCTACTGCACCAATTTCTATATCTCCTATTTCTAAAGTAGCTTCTACTGGTAATTTATTAGTTGAGCTATAAGGATTCCCACTACCATCTTTAATTATTCCTGTGCCACTAGCACTAATCCATTGCTTACCCATAGCATTGACAAGTTCTTCCATTTGCTTACCATTTATCTTTACCTTCCACTCATCATACTCTGTGTAGTTCTTTAAGCTCTCTAATAAGCCCTGTGATACGTCTAAACGCTCTTCTAAGCCACTTAAGTCAAATTTAATATCTAACTTGCTTATAGCTTTTTTAACATCCTCTAATCGTTTAATTACATTTGGTGTTAAATCTTTTACCTTCAATTCTTTTCTAATACCTTTTAAACTTTTAAGAATATCTGAATTATCAGTTGGCTCAACTTTTAATTCTTCCATTTTCTTTTCTAGGAATTTTATAATGTCAATTACATTTTTATTCAATGCTTGTTCAACTTGTTCAAAGTTAGAAACCTTTAATGAAGATTGGGGAGCTTGTGGATTAGTAATCTTAACATCTTGAACTTTAGGTTGATTTTCAACCTTAACTTTAAAAACATGCTTACGAATAATTTTATTCCAAAGGTTATTAAAGTACGTGAATATTTGAAAATACTGTTCGTAGTATTTACTCTGTTTCTGTTTCTTTGGCATCTTTTTTATTATCTTCTTCTAATTTTTCTAAAAGTCTTTTTTTAAAATCTTCTACTCTATCTACTATTGTTAGAATAGATTTACCATCTATAATATTAACATTCATAGGTGCTTCAAATTGTCCAATGTCTAACTTTGTTGATTCTCCTGCTATTAAAGGCAAAACCTTTTCTTTTACCTTATTTAATTTAAGTCCAATCTTTCTTTGTTCTTTTTGTAATTTTTCTACCTTCTTTTGAAATGATTTACCTTCCTCTACTAACTTTACTTTTTCTTCTAACAATTTGTGTAACTTTGCGTTTTGTAATTCTACTTCGCGTGTAGGTGTGATGTCTTCAATTTTAAACATAAGTTTTATATTAGTTTATTAAATATTTCTACTGGTAATGTAGTTAAATCTATCTCCTTATAATGATGACACTTATAATCCCAATGTGTCCATATATCTATTCCTGCTTTCTTTACCCTTCTACAGAACATTATATCTTCTCCTACTTTTATTCTATCATCTTCATATCTCTCTGGAGTAAAAGGATTATCTCCCAATTTTTCAAATACCTCTCTTTTAATAAGTATACAACCAGTTCCTACCGCATCTACCTTTTGTAATCCTTCACCATCTTTTAATTGTTTATCATCTTTATAGATATTATATTTGAAGAAACTCATTCCTCTAATACAACTCATATTAATTGGAGTGGGTAATCCTATAATATCTTTATCTTCTTTTATTAAATCTAAAGGATTATCCAGGGGGGGATTATCTGTATCTACCATAAGTAGGTAATCACAAGTTGAATTTAAAAGTGCTTTAACTATTTGATTTCTATTTGCTTCAATTCCTACTAGCTTTGAAATATGTATAATTACTTTATACTTCTTTTGGTTATACATATCTAGCATAAATTCAACTATTCTATAATCTAAATTACCACCAGTTGGAATTGCTAATAATACTTTTTTCATAAGGTTTTATATACTTCTTCCCATTTATATGCATGGTCTTTAATATCATAATTATTAAGAACATATCGTTTTGCTTCTTTGCCTATCGCCCTTCTCTTTTCTTTATTCTTAATAAGGTCATCAACTATCTCTTTCCATTTTGTTTTATCTTTTATTTTAATACCATTCTTCCCATCTAGTTCTTCGTAAGGACCATCTGTAAAACTACTTGCTACTACTGGTATCTCACACATTGCTGCTTCTAAAAATTTAATGTTTGATTTACATCTGTTAAAATAACATTCTTGTCTTGGAATAAGCATTATATCTAACTTTAAATTATTTAATGTTTCATTATACTTAGACCTATCAACCCAATGCATGTGTTCTTTATTTTTTAATGTATCCCAAAATGCATATTCATCTTCAAGAATCTTAGTTACCTTTGGATATTTTTTTCTATCTTCTTTATCATCAAGTCCAAATAGTATAAATTGAACATCATCCCTTTCATCTAATTCTTTGATATAATTTTTAATGTTCTTAAAATCATAAGTATATGCAGTTGAACCTGATATACCTATTCTTACTATATTATCTTCATGTCTTAATGGTTCTTCCCAATCATCTAGATTAACACAGTTTGGTAATATCGCTACATTAGAATTTAATTTCTTATACTCTTTAGCTAATGTCTTTGTAGTAGTAGTTACTAAGTCTGCAGCTCTAATGAAACTATTTGTTTGATAATTTATCATATCATAATTTCTATTAAATTTGTCCATTAATTTCATACCAATATGCATCTTATAAAAAGGATGTCCTTTGTGAAGTTTAAATGTATCATCATTATCAAATACTATTTTTTTCCCCATCCCCTTAAGAATGTCAGCTACCTTCCAATATGTACCTAGTTCTGGTCTATGAAATACTATTATGTCTGAATCTATTGCTTCTTGAGTGATTGTCTTCATATCTTTTCTAGGTGTATTTAATCCAATAAAATTACCATTATAGCCATTCTCCCACATAGGGAGAAGTTGTCTAACATAAGCACAAGAAAAATGACACCCTGTAATATTATATACTTTCATCTTTTTTCTCTTTCTTCTTTTTAGGTTTTGATTTATCTGTACTACTTAGAACTTCAATACGACCATCTTTGTGAATGAACAATCTTTCTTTTTTTGTGATATTTATTCTTACTCCCATAGGTTTTTGGTTAATAATCTTAGCTCTGTGGGTTAATAGATAACCCACAGAATAAAACTACTAAGCAGCAGCTTTTATCCATACTCCTGATGTGTCTCTGTTTTCTAAAGTGCCATACATAACGTCTGCGGTAACTAAAGTACCTAAACGTTGTGGAACATAGTTTGATTGTACTCTGACTCTACTAGACGCATATACTAATGCATCTTTGTGAGCAAATGCTTGAACACCACCATCACCATCGGTACATCTTGAAGTTACATAAACTTTATATCCATATAACATACCAACTGGACCTGAGGTTACTGGACCACGACCACCTGATTCGTTTGCTAATACAAACTTATCAATAGCCATGATGTCATCCCACATTGTTGCAGGGCATAAAAAGAATGCTCTGTCTTCCTGTGGAGCATCAGCATCATCTAGATATTGAATTGCTTTTCTAATATCAGAATCTACTAATGTTGCGTCAGATGCTCCAACAATTTGGGTAAACCCGCTAAATAATGCGATTAGTGCATCTTCTAATTTAGCAGCAGCTGTGTACCCAGCGTTTCTAGCAAATTTCTCTTGTAAATCATATACTGCAGCAACTTGTCTTGCTTCAAAGTCTTCAATTAAGAAGGAAACTTCTTGCCATTTATTAATCACTAAATTAATATCAGTTTCTACATCTGAATTTAAAGTTACTTCTGCACCATTTGTTTTAGTATTCGCTGTCATTTCTGCAATATTTGGAATATTAATTTGGTCACCACCTTGGTTTACTGCAGAAGATAAATCCCAAAAGAAATTACCTGCAACTAACTTTGCTCTATAGAAATCATTAACAGCACCTTCCCATATCTCTGGTTCAAATACTTCAACATCTGCTTTTGTAATTGTTCCTGTACTTATTGCCATATTTCTGATTTTCCTAATGAAGATTTTAAATTATAAAATCTTCAATTATTTTTTAAAACTTTCCCAGTATGCTTTATGCTCATCTCTACTCATATCAGATATAGGTTTCATTGGTTTATCAATGTTAGCTTTATCTAAGTTAGCTCCTCTACTTGAATTACCCATAGATTCTTTGGCAATTAAGGCAGCAGATAATTCTGCTTTCTCTTTTGTAAGACTTCTTTGGTTAGCAAGTAATTTAGCATTAAGTAAATCTTGCATAATTGCCTGGCGGGAAAAGCCAGTTCTTTGTAAAGAATTATCGTAATGATGTTTGATTAAAGCTCTTTCGTCTACGTTAGCAGATAAATCTTCTAATGTGGATTCAATAGTATCAGCAGCAAGATCAGTTCTTACACTGGTCATTGTTTCTTTTACTTTTGAAGCTACACGCTTTTCTATCTCCTCTTCATAGTCAACAAACTCATCATCATCATTCTTTAACTCTTTGTTTTCTTTCTTTATTTTTTCAATTGTGTTACCAGCTTTCTCTAGTTTAGACTTAGCTATACCTAGTTCAGCTACGTAATCAATTTCAGGTTTAGATTCCTCACTTTGCTCAACTGGAGCAGATTGAACGTCTTCTTTATTCTCCTCTTGTTCAGTAGGAGCATTCTGAACGTCTTCTTTTTTCTCCATCTTTTTTTCATTTGACATAGTGTTTTGATTAAGGGGTATACTCAACCCCACGAATTAATTATTTTAATTTACTTAAACGCTCTAACTTGCGTTCTAGTATATCTAAATTATAAAGCATAGCTTTACCAAATATTACATCATCAATGGTTGTACTTTTCTCATACATCCTTTGATTAGAAATATATTTTATATCATCGGTAAGATGCTTCCATAATTGTGATTTTAATATACTATTAGCTTGATTAACAAAGTTTCCTGTTACTCTCGTATCTAAAGGTGTTCCTCTAAGAAGAAACTTTCCTTTCTCATACTTGAGAATATCATCTTCGCTAATTGCGTTAAATAAATTTTTAAGTAACCAATTCTGTATTTTAACTTTTATTCTATTCATAAGTTTTTATATTTAATTAAGTTGGTTGTCCTTGAGCATTAACAACTGATTCAACTGGACTTTGTCGTGACATTGGCGTTTGTGGTCCTATATCCGCACCTATCAATTTATCTAATCCTGTTGAATCTGCACCTTTAATATATTTATCTGTATCATGTTTAGTTGAATCATAACTTCCAAGTAAAAGGTCTCTAAATATTGATTCTTGGTCAGCTAAAGGATTACTGATTGCTCTATCATATAATTCAAGATTAAATGCTTTAGCAACAGCATCATTTTTTGGTGTCATAATTTCTGGTGATATTCTTATTTTATATTTTAATTCTCTAAATAAAGATGGATTAACTTTGTATATTCTTTTCTTAGAATCCATACCACCCTCTTCTGTCATAATGTCCATCCCCATTTCTATATTTTTTTCTTCAGTAATTTCTTCAGGTAATTCCATATCAAAGTCTATAACCTTTGTAACTTCCTTCCCTTCAACCATTTGTTCTGGAATAAGAACTTTTCTAAATTTTAATACTCCTAAACCATCTGTAAGTTCTCCAACTTCTCCTACTGTCATAAATTGAACAATATCATCTACAAATAATTTACCTAAGTCTTTTACTAAAAAGCCAATCATCTGTCCAAATAGTCCAAGCATTGTTCTAGCATTCTCTTGTAAACGAGAAATTTCAAAAGCAGTTCTTTCTCCTTTAGAAGATATACCTGCTTGCATCACATCTTGAGAAGTTTCAGATATAGAATTTTCTACTTTAGCTAATACATTTAATCCAGCACTTAAATTTCCTCCTACATCTATCTTTTCCATCTTAGTGTCTTTACCAAAGGAAGTAATAACTCCTGGCATTATTATATTTGAATTTACTTCTTCATCTCCAAAAATTGCAGTAGGTGGCATTAGTTGTAAGAATGTTCCATCAATTATCATTCTGTATAAAGTATTTACTACTTCTCCATCTACTGACATTTTATTAGCTAAACTTTTATAATAAAAGAATTTTTCATTAATTATTTCAAATCCTGTTTTAGCAAAGGGATACATCTTATCTTTACGTGGATTAGGTTGTTCAGCATTATCTATTAAAACTCCATTAAGAATTGTCACCTGTAAATCTAATCCTCTATTATAAAAAATAATTTCTTCTACATTTCTTCCTTCTAAATCTTTATCTTCTTGTAAATAAGTATTGTCTCCTGATAAAACATTTTGTGCTCCTGGTTTAACATATTCAAAGTTTTCTTTAGCTCCATACTTAGCTTGTGCTGTTGCATAATCTATTACCTTTCTCCAGATTAAGAATTCTTGTTTCTGAATATCTACTTCATAAATATTAGCAATATAAAGTTCATCCACTGGAACAAGGGTATCTTGGAATCCACTAAAGATTTCATCTGTTACTTCTTTTTCAGTCCAAGAGCCATCATCTTTAATCTCTTTTATCTTACGTTTAACATCAGCATATTCTGTTTGAATGATTACTGCAGGATTAACTAATGCAGCTATAATTGAATATAAAAAAGTTTTCTCATAATCAGCTTGGTCTGCTCTCCATTCCATTAAATCCTCCATAACTAATGCCGCATCCTTATCTTCTTCATCTCTAGTATTTTGAGCATTTACTTTAGGAAATATTAAGGTTACAGCTAAATGAGCAGCAATACTAATAATTCTATTTCTTTCAATGGGTCTTACTGCGTTAGACTTCCAAGAGTCATCCCCACTTCTTTTTTCTTGCCAAACATTAAAAGCTCTCTGGTCTTTTCTTTGACGTTCAGTAAGTGTTAAACCATTAAATTCTTCAAAGTTAGTATTACGAATTTCATTTGATATACGAAACTTTTCTAATACAAAATGAATTATTTCTTGGTCTTTTGCACCTGGTGTGTAACCACTCTTTGGTGCTCTCTCTGTATTTAAATCTATTAACATATTATCTTAAATAACTTATCTTTTTAAAATTTGGTATAAATTGTCGCTTACCTTTTTTCTTATGGTCTACTATTTGTGCTTGATAAGCAAGACTATCTAATACATCATCGTGAGTTGATTTTGGGAAAGTAAACATTTCTTCTTCTAAATCCTTACATTCACCCCTAATGTGGAATATACTTCCACTATTGTATCTGGGAACAAGTCCACGAATTCTTGTTTCCTTTGCTGTTTGTTTATGTGTCAGCTCCACTATTGGTAAATATTTATTACGTTTTCTTTGTTCTCCATCTAAATAAGGTTTTAATCCCCAGACATAAGCTGTTTTCTCTATTCCTATTTTTTCAAAGCTATGTCTATCTTGTAGGGTAAATAAGTATTCAACGAACTCTTTGGCATTTAATCTCATCCTGTAAGCAGCTACATTCCATTTATTCTCTTTGTCTACGAAGTTCTCAGTAAAACCTGTATAGTCAGCTGTTTCCTTTTTACTCATCGCTGTATCAACAGTTAGGTATTTACGTGTATCTTTCAAGATAACATCTTTACGAGAAATATATTGTATCCAATCTTGTTTAAATTCTTGGCTCTCTGTTAATACTGGTGTTTGTTGATAAAGTGCTGCCCAATCATATATTCCTATGGTTTCTTTTATTTGAAGTAAATCTTCTTTCCCATACTTGGTTTTCCATAGTGCTTCTCCTTCTTTTCTAAATTCCTCATCTTTTCTGGCTAGAGCTGGAAAATTAATGACTTCCCACTTTTCTCCGCCTTCCATTTCTTTCTCTAATAACCTACCCGCTAAATCCATTAAGTGCCATCTAGTAAGAATTATTATTATTGCTCCATTCTTCTCCAGACGTGTATAAGCTGTGGATGTGTACCAATTCCATACTTTGTCACGTATAACATCAGATTCAGCTTCTTCTCTATTTTTAATAGGATCATCAATTATTAAAACATTTGCTCCGCGACCAGTAACTGCACCCCCCACACCAACAGATGTATATGTGCCTTTATTAGTCATTCTCCACTTTGCCTTGGACTTCTCATCGCTTTTAAGGGTTGTACCGAATATCTTGGTAAATATTTGGTCTGCTACAATATCTCTTGTTTTACCACCAAAGTCTTGAGCTAAATCCCCTG